CGGTTTATCGCATACTAGTTTGTCAAATTGGAAAAAATATGGATACATTCCAATTCTTATGCAGATTAAAATTGAAAGGCTTACAAAAGGAAAATTAAAAGCTTCATTAAATCATTGTCCTAAGGAGTGATATGTCTGAGCAAGAATTGCTTAAGCTAAGGATAGAGCTTGAGGAGTTAAGGGCTTTTAAAAGGACTTATGAAGCGAGTTCAATGAATAGGGCGTTTATACGTTTAGAGCAAGTATTGGATGCGCCCTATAAATTAAAAGCTGATACGGTAATGTCAATTACTGCGTTTAGAATATTGGCGGAATGTGTTTTAGAGTTAAAGAGAGCAGTGATTGATGGACAAGAAATTGAGGAAAGAAATTAATAAATTGATAAAAGGTCTTACATGGCGAATTAGGTTTATTAAATTAAAAGCAAAAGTTGGTGCTATTAGAACCATGTTCCTGGGTATTCTATTGATGCTTTATGCAGTAATTCCATTTTTTTTGTGGTTACTATTTGCATGGTTAGTTGTACATTTTGGAAACTGGTGGTGATTATGTGGGCTTTAATAGGATTGTGTTGCTGTATATGTTGTGGTTGTGCAGGTGACAGAGAGATTCAAAATGAGTCTGACTGTCCTGGTTATACTTGTGTTGCAATATGGGGTGTTTAATGGAGAGATGGTGGTTTCATATAAAAGATTTAACTGGAATGGAAGAATGGGTGCCTATACACGAATTATGTTTAAGTAAATTTTGCGTTGGTGAAACGTTAATGAAGCATGATTTTAAATCAAGACGAGAAGCTTTAGAGGCTATGTCTAAACGTTTGAAAGAGTTATTGGATGAGGAAAAGAATGACTGATTATGAATTAGAAACATTATTATTTTATTCTTTTAGATACGCTATTGGGCGTATGACATATGTTGTAGGAGATATTTGTGATTTGTTAATTAAGCATAAAGATAAACTTTCTAAAATGACAAAAGAATTGATTATAAAAGACATTTTAACAGCATTACATCGAGACATGGCGGGAATGGAGTGGGATAGGGAGCAATGGGAGATTCTTGTGTATAAGTTACAGCAATAAGGAGATGAATATGCAGAGGGATTTTGTGCGTTTAAATAAAATCAAAGAATGGCGTGATTTTATGATAGAGAATCAACAACAATTAAAAATCGAAAATGAATCTTATTGGCCGGAATGGAATGCTGGTTATTTAGAGTGTTTAGAAGATTTAAAAGCTATTATGGAATCTAAAATAAATTGATTATTGTTTGATCTAATTCAAGAGATCGGGCAAGATACGACAAGGCCAGTTTAACGGACTGACCTGTCGTTGCGCGTAGCGCTTTGATAATTTCAACCAGAGTGAATGGTCAAAATATGCTTATATATTACCCATACAAAACTAAAAAGCAAGCATCTTTACACTTTATTTTAAGGTGGGATTTTTTGCGTCTGGAGGAAAGTTAATGATTTGTAGAGATGAAGAAAATGTACATTTTGAAACTAAAGAAGATTTTGATGAAATATCAGAAAAACAAAAAGAATTCAAAAAAGAAGCTAAAGGAAATAAACAGAAGTATAGTGAATTATTTATGGGCTGGATACTTTCATTGCCTATAAAGCAATAAAATTAGGGGCATCCCGCCCCGCCCTGCGTGTACCACCACGCAGTACAACTATCAAATGCAAGGACAGTTTATCAAATGGACACAAAACAAGCAACACATATTTACGAAGACACATTCTTTATTATCCCCCGTTATATTCGAAAACTCCCTGGTCTTACTCTCGCCTATTTAGATGTTTATGAAACTATCTTTCAATTTTGGAATAAAAATAAAGACTGCTTTCTCGGTGAAAATGCATTATGTGAACGAACTGGCTACAAAAGAGCGATTATTTATCGCGCTTTGAGATTCTTTGAGCAACACAATGAGCTGAAAAGAATAAATATAAAGGGGCAACGATATCTAGTAAAACCAGAAAAATCGATAGAAACTGACTGCACAGAAGATGTTCAGTCGTCTACAACCGTAGACTCGGATGTCTACAATCGTAGACTTTTAACGTCTACAACCGTAGACCATAATATAAAGAAAGGAAATAAAGAAAATAATTTAAAAGATTTAGTATCTTCTCCTCCTTCGTCGTCAAAAAACTTCGAATATCCTGATACTCTTTATCCAATCCCAAAACCGGAGCGACCTGAGAATTCCGATAAAACGATATCACTAGAAAAAATCCAGTACGACAACCCACACTCAATACCACCCGATTTAATTCAGGAATGGCAGCAAATCCGAAAAGCTAAGCGTGCCCCTATAACATTGACTGCATGGAACAGACTAAATAAGGAGCTTGCAAAATTCTCAGGTAATAAAATTGAAGCTTTTGAAGAGATGGTTAGTCGCGGATGGTCAACTTTCAAATGTGATTGGATGATTTCTGCAGTGAAGAAGCCAAATTCACGTCAAATCAACTACAATGCCACAAACTGGTGATAAGGAAATCAAATGGACGAGCCTCGACATATCTCTGAAATGAACTTCAATGTAGGTAATGAATCATTAACAGAATTTAAAGAACCTGAAATCGATATTGAAACAAAAAAAGTCGTCAATGTTATATTTATGCGACTAAAGGGCATTATTCCTGCATTTAATGTGACAGCTGCTAACGATGAAGAGCTTGGCATTATTAAACGTGAATGGGCATTAGGATTCATTCAAGCACGATTAAAAGACTTAGGAGCTATCGAGCATGGTCTTAACAAACTAAGGTTACAAGAGAATCAATTCATGATTTCGGTAGGGCAATTTATCAAGCTTTGTCAGAAATCGCCTATAGACTTTGGCATTCCATGCTTGGAAAAGGCATACATGGAGGCATGTGAGAAGTGTCATTCATGGGATGAAAAGATATTCAGTCACCCAGTCGTTGAACATGCGTATATGGAAACAGGATCATACAATCTTGCAAATACGCCAAAGACTACGAGTTTCCCGATATTTGAACGAAACTATGAAATATCGACACGAATGTTTATGAATGGCGAGAAGTTAAGGGCAATTCCCAAAGCAATTGAAGACTTAAAAGATAAAACAATTACCAAAGAAATCGGTACAAATGCAATTCATGATTTAAGAGCATTTTTATCTTGCAAAGCAATTTAATGAGAACCACATCGAAGACTGGAATCAAATCTCTGGCACGAGTGAGAGAAGGGCTTCTTACCGGTAACTGGGGTTCGGGGTTTATAGATGTTGACGACTGGCTTATCCGAGCGTGCTGGGGAACTAAGGCAATTCCCGCCGAGGTTTTAGAAAAACTTATGGCGCCGGAAGATATTGAAGACTTGCGCAATGGTGACTTACCGTATGAAAGCTTAAAGTGTTTTATACGTGTTTGGTGTGATATGGGAAAACCCAAACAAAATTGATATACTGAATTTGTATGTTGTACCCCTAAACAAGGAGGTTACCATGCAAGACGATAAAACTTCATCAGACTTTCACCGAGAAATTCAAAGAGCCAATGGATACGCTGAAGTTGCTGGAATAGTTTTGCCAGGCTCAGACATTCCTGTTCGCGTTGCACAAACCATTACATCGACTGTTGCATTCTTCAAACCAAACGTTAAAAAACATGAAAAGGTCATAAACGCTCTACAAGCGATTTTATCGGTAGTAGGTATAGTCTTGCAGGTGGCAATCCTTTTCAGTGGCTCAAACGTGCTAGGATTGGCTTTAAAGGCACTTGATTTGATATACCAAGGGACATTGCTTGGAGTTTGGGGGCAAAGTGAGGTAATGAGAGGAGAATCGCCCCCTAAATAACTTGTTTTAAGGTTGGTTAGCTGTGTTATAATAAGCGGAGGGTGGTTTTTTTAGTGTCCTTACCATCCGTGCCCACGGATTTGATGAATAAGACCATGGTTCCGTGGGCGAAATTTAGAATTAACAAATAAAGCCGCAAGCCTCTCTTTCCTCCTTAGAAGATGCTCAAATCGCGGCTTTTCTACATGAGATTTATAATGGCATTAGGCACAGTTAAATGGTTTAATAACGCAAAAGGTTTTGGATTTATACAGGCTGGTGGCAAAGATTACTTTGTGCATTTTTCTGAAATACAAGCTGATGGTTTTAAAGAATTGGCTGAAGGGCAGAAAGTTGAGTTTACGGCCGGAGTTGGAAAAAATGGTCCGGCCGCTGAAAAGGTTAAAGTTGTTTTATAGATTCTTTTTCGGTTTGTATTCTTATATAAATTTCTTCCCGGTGAACTGAGACATTATTTGGCGCTTGGATACCAATTCTTACTTGATTGCCTTTTATTCCTAGCACTGTAATTTTTATATCATCTTTAAGTATGATGGATTCATTTGGTTTTCTACTCAAAATTAACATGATTGTTCTTCCTGTTGTTGTGCGTACTCCCAAGCTAAAAGATATCCACGACAGAATGTAGCCAAATTTTCTGCGTGTTTTTCATCTAACACCTGAAGTGGTGCTTCTAAGTCTGCATCTTCAAGAGATAATATGTAATATTCACTTTTTCCTGCTTTTTTTATATGGCTTGACCAATTATTATTTTTCAAATCATGCATTGTGATACGATCACTAAGTTCATTTTCGTATTTCATTTATTCTTCCTCTGATGATTGTTCTTCTTGTATTCTTTTGTTGTCGCGATATTCTTTTTCAATTTCATCTTCGTCGCCATAAAGATGATCAAATCTACCTGGTCCAAACATGTTATTCTCCTTAGTTGTTATAAAACATTTATTATGCCAAGGGATTGGCCGCTAGTCAAGTGTATCAAACTAAATGGTAAAAAAATGTCGTTTGCGTTAAGTTGACGGTTTTAAAGTAAAATGTTATCTTTATACACATTGTTATCCACAGAATTTGTGAATAAATATGATTTGTAGTAGTTGTTTAGGACGTCAAAAGGTTTTGGGATTAGGTAATATGATTAAAAATTGCTTAAAATGTGGAGGAACTGGTGTGATCGATGATATCGAAACAGGTGGTTCTCAGGCACCAAGACTTGAGTACACTAAGCGAAAGAGACGAAGCCCTGCTGAGATGGCGGCTTTTCGTAATTCATCCATTGATGATAACGTCTCTGACTGAGGTTATTATGTCAGAAAAAGAAATTAAATTAAATAGCGAAGAGTATCGAGCTTTCTTAAAAGTTCAAGAATTAGAGCATCAAAAGCTGCTTGAACGAGAGAATGAAGAGGCAGTTCGTCTTGGAAAAATTAATATAAAACCTTCTACATACACTACAGAAAGAGCCAACGAACTCTGTATGGCTGTTGCTACAACGCCTCGTCCGGTTAAAGAAATTTGCGCGGAAAATCCTAATCTTCCATCAATAAAGACAATTGCGGCATGGCGAGTACACCATAAGGAGTTTCGAGATCAATATTACGATGCTAAGCGACATCAGGCTGAGTTGTTGGTCGACGAGATAATACAGATTTGTGACGATCCCGCCAATTGTGAACCAGAGATATTAAATTATTCAAAACTTAAAATACAAACCAGGCAATGGTTGGCGCAGAAACTTTTATATAAGATTTACGGTGTGCAAAAAGACCCAGATGAAGACAAATCTACAATAGGTGAAACATTATCTAAAATACAGTCTATGGTGAATGAGTTTAATAAGACCAATGAGAGTGATATTTAGTGGATGATTTGTTGGAATATTACGAAGATCAGATAAGTGAATTGCAAGAAAAAGTTAATGAGCTTGAATACGAAGTAAGCCGTCTTGATACACTAACTCAGTTATTGTCGAAAGCGTATTTAAAAGATGATTGGAGCGTAAAGCTGCCACAATAAAGACTCGATGTTAACGAGCGTAACGTTCATCCACGTGACGGATGGGACTAGCCCCGATTATGGGGCTTTTTTGTGCCTATTGACTAAGCACAGTGATTAGTGGTAATATTTGCGATGTGGAAATCGCCGTGCTGACATCACGCACCTTGGACGCAAGAGATAAGATAACTGGTGTATATGGTCAGCGTAAGATGGGTTCGATTCCCTACTGTTTTATCTTCTCGGTGGAACTCCGGGAGATTTCCACATTAATACAAGCATACTAGCACTAAATGAGTGAATTACTTTGGGATTGGGTGAGAAATGAATGACTTCACGAAAGAAGAGCTTAAAGATATTCATTATGCTTTAACAGAGTATGGTAATTTTGAATCCGCGCCCGTAGAAACGTTGGGTGAAAAAATCCAATCTATGATTGATAATTATTGTGACAAGGATGGTTGGGTTCATAGGCAAAAGCCTGTAGAAGATAATGGAAAATGGTATGGTAATCCATGGCCAGCAGCAAGTAGCGTGTTATTTGAAGATGTTAACGGCGTGCAATGCCTGGCTAAAAAGGTTAGCAAAACAGACTATGAATTCCCTTTGAATCATAAGATTGATGTCTATAGATTGTGTAAGTATAAAGAGATTGAGGAAAAAGATGAATGATTTCACGAAGGAAGAGCTGAAAGTAATAATGGAAATGTATAAAAACGGAATACCTGGAACGTATATAGAAGGGATGGGGCATCTTATTATTAAAATCCAATCTATGATTGATAACTATTGTGAGCATGAAAGCGACGGATACACTTATTACAAATCCGGTGATAGATGTACTGATTTTCTTGTGTACGCATGTAGTAACAGTCCGTGTTTATTGAAGTGCAAGAAATGCGGTGAATTGTTTGATGATGGAAGGCCTTGATGATAATCAGCGAAAAACAATTATTGTTTCTGATAGCGATTCTCAGGGATACATTAGGCGTCATAGAAATAGACAAAGCGTTTTCAATATCAAGAGAAAATAGGCGCGCGTTATATCAAGATATTGTAAATCAACAATCCGAAGAATCGCGAGAGATTAATGACCAATGATGATTTAAATTCCCTCATTTGGCCAGCCATACGATACGCATTAGGCCGCAAAACTTATGTTGTAGATACAGTTTGCAGAGCGGCGATTAATAATTCACAGAATATACGCGAAGATATTAGATATAGAATCGGTGAAGAGATTGCTAAAGCTATTAACAAAGGTGAAGCAGGAATGGATTGTGATGTGAAGAGATGGAACGATGTATTGGAGGCTTTTGCGAAGGTGATAGAATGAAATGGTACTCAGTTAAGAAGTATAGGCCTATGAACGGGATTTATTTAGTTTTAATGGGTAATGGAGATATATATCACGCCAAAAGTGTAGGATACAAGCATGGTAAAGAGTTTAATTGTTGGGAAACGGTTGAAGATGAATTGTCTATCGATGATGGTATTACCCACTTTTGTATGATAGACCCAGTTGAGATTGAAGAATGAAATGGTACTCAGTTAAGAAGTATAGGCCAATGTCGTATTGTGAATGTTTTGTATTGTTTTCTAATGGAGGCTATTCGATTTCCACTTTTGATGGACGGGTTTGGCTAAATGAGTTAGGAACTGAAAGTTATAAAAATATAACTCACTTCTGTGTTCCAGACCCAGTTGAGATTGAAGAATGACTAACGAACAAAAGTTAATAGATAAATGTAATTTGATGGCACTTATTATTGGAGAGTTGCACATGGCATTGATTATGCAATACGAAAAAGCTCCAAATAAAGCGTTAGAGGAAAGACTTGTTGTTTACAAAGAGACAATTGAGAAAGTTTTTTACGGGATTGAAGAATGACTAAATGGATTAAATGTAGTGAGCACGTTCCTGTTAATACTGACCATTTAATAACAGATGGCCTCGATGTTCTAGTGGGTTTTTTTGATTCGTACCATGTATGGCGATTTTCCAATCAAGATGTTTGTGATGAGCAGGATTTTATTGTGACGCATTATATGGAATTTCCAGAGCCACCACATGACTAATTTCCTCCACGTCTGGTATGAAATATGCGGATTTATTGTTATTACTATTTCTACTTTGACTATTTTATTTATCTTTGTTGGTTTTCTACTGGCATTTGTGTTGGATGTGTTAAATGACTAATACCGAACTCAAACAAATACGCCTCTCGATGGGTTTAAAACAATCAGAACTAGCCAAACTATTGCATGTTCACGAGATGACGATAAGTAGATGGGAAAGAGGTAAGGCAAGGATTCCGGGGGAGATGGGGGAATTGTTGGGGTATAAATGGCGAGAGTTTGGGTTACAATATATTGATGGATTGTTTAAACCTCTTACCGAGTTATAAAGCCTGATTATGTATAAGCACGTTTAAGGAGTTAAAATGACAGATACATTTAGAAAGCAGTATAAAACTTTAAGTCCGTACAATAATGATTTAATTATACAGGTCAAAGATAAAGCGGAGGAGCTGGAAAGAATCATGTTAGAGATTAAAAGTAGAGAAATGTCTTTGGCATTAACCAACCTTGAGCAGGCAATTATGTGGTGTACAAAAGCTATGGTATTGCATGATGAAAAGCAGAATTAAGACAATCTCAGGCGGACAGTGACGCCGAGCCCGAGCAGGATGCTGGTTAATAGTGCATTATGGCCAGCTTAGAGCAATCGCGCTTGCACATATCTAGAATGGCGCTTGTGTTTAACGCTCTTGTAGATGTGAGAGTCTATAAAGAGGACGTAGGGTTGCTAAACTCATACCTGGTGCAATTCCAGGAGATTGTCGCCTATTGTTGGGCTATGGTGAAATGGTATCACAGCAGGTTTTGATCCTGTCGTTTCCCGTTCAAATCGGGATAGCCCTGATCATTATGTCCTCGGCGTGTGTTATGGCCATGTGATTATCACGATAGCCCCCTCGAGGACGCCAGATTAAGGAAGAATATATTGAAAGAGAAAACTAAGACTTTATTAGATGTTTTAAAAGAAAAAGTTCCTGACTTGATTTACGACGAGTATACACTGGTTATAGGACAAGAGTTTATAACCTCACGCCCTCAGGACTGAATGGAATTTGTTATGGTAACAGTCGGCGCTCAAACAGCAGGAAGTGGACTTCCAAACTTTGTATGCCTAGATGATGAGGAAACTGCACTTGCTTTTAAAATAATCGCAAACGAAGAGGCCAATTTATTTGTTATGGGGCATCCATCCCGAACAGACTTTAAGATATGGCAGTTAAAAGTTATTAAAAACATTAATGATGAGGCGATTTTTGTAGGAGGAGAGAACTTTAGAGAATTCTGTGATGCAAAGAATTTATTTTATCGCTCTTCATTAAATGAAAAGGGTCAATTACTGTCATGCTCGGATTGCGTGTATTTAAAAAAAGATGGAGAAGATTGCCGGAAACCTTTGTCTATGGAAGATATTAAAAATGGTTTACATCAGTAAAAAGATTTGCACATATCCAGGCTGTGGTCGTCCTCATAACTCTAAAGGGTATTGTTCTGGTCATCGAGCAATGCAATTAAAAGGAAAAGAATTACGACCTTTACTAGTTCGTGATGACTATCACAAAAATAAGTCTACTATTTGTTCTATAGAAGGATGTGAACGAAAAATCAAGTCCAAAGGATATTGCAGCTCTCACTACAATCGTATTGTATGGCATGGACTTGATTCTAAATTAGGCACGCGCAGTATAATTTACCCCGAAATTTGCATTTATGTTGATTGTTCTTTAAAACCAAAAGCCAAAGGAATGTGCTTAAAACATTACCAATTATCTAGATATATCCCAAAGCCAAAAAAGGCTAAGATTAGATATTGCACGGCTGAAGGGTGCCAAGAACATCATGTTGCTAAAGGATTTTGCGAACGTCATTATAATATTAGTAGATATATCCCAAAGCCAAAAATCGTTAAAGCATACAAACCTAAAAAAATATGCGATATAGACGATTGCGACAATCCTGTAAAATGTCATGGATGGTGCTCTATGCATTATTCTAGATGGCTCCGTCATGGTGACCCATTGGTTAATTATGCAAACAACCACAAGCGCACATCTTACATGATTAATAAGTCACCAATAAGTTTTACAAACACATATGAAGAAGGGATGATAATGAGTGAATTTTTTGAAGAAATGACAGGAACAGAAAATTATCTAGAAAGATGTGAATAGTTATTAATTTAGATTTAAAATTAAGGAAGATATGAATCAAGAAGAACAACATGCACGTCTAATATCAGAGCTTCAGTCGTCTTTCTTTCTTAATTGACGGGGTTTGTATGGATTTATTTTTCTAGCTTCCTCTGTAATTGAAGCCCAAGTTTCACCAATTTTAATCTGTCGTATTACTCCACTACAAACGCCATAAATAGAAGCTAAATCTTTCAGAGATTCTTTGCTTAACACGATTTCTAATGCTTGGTTGCGATTAAGTTTTGCTCCAGGCCTTTTTTCTAATAAAGGAAATGTTCCATGAGCTTTTGCGTCTTTAATATTATCTGATTTAGTCCCATAGCAAATATTTTCTAGTCTATTGTCTTTTGAGTTACCATTGATATGTCTAACTTCAATTCCTTTTGTTTGTGGACCTATAAATGCCCATGCAACAGCTCTATGAATATAGACATATTTTATTTTGCTATTTCTGCTCAAACTTACTCGCCAGTATCCTTTTCCATCTTCCATTAATCTTGGATTTAATATTTTTTCACGAATCACATAAGATTTTGGCAACCATCCTTCCGGCCTTTTCTCATTAATTATTCTTTCCTCACTTTTGATGCGCCCTAGATTTGATACACTATAATAATTCTCCCATCCTGGTATTGGTTTCCATATTTCTTCCATGACAAATCCTTGTTATTAAGATATAATCATCTTATCATTGAACTTAGTCATAAGCCAGAATGGATATCGATCAATTACGCATGAATTTATGTTCGGATTTTCTTTTGTTTACGCGCGTGTTCTTTAAGATAATCACAGGCCGTGAGTTTTATATATCCAATCCTCTTGGGAGGGAGTCTCACTTCGTGACTGTTGCTCGTGAATTAACTCTTTGCAAAGATCTAAAAACAATCAACCTGATTATTAATATGCCCCCAGGCTACGCCAAATCAACATTACTTTCTTATTGGACGGCTTGGACGCTAGCTATGTATCCAGATAGTCAGTACTTGTATATTAGTTATGGTGTAGATTTAGCGGCCAAGCATACTGAAATGATTAAGCGAATAGTGAGCTGCAAAGAATACAAAGAGTTATTTGGCGTAGAGATAAGAACGGATTCAAAAGCTAAGGACCATTTTAGAACTACGAGTGGCGGTAGTATCAAGGCATTCGGTTCGTCAGGGGGTATTGTTGGTCAAGATGGAGGGCTTCCAAATGAAAATAGATTTACGGGAGCCGTCATTTGCGATGATTTACATAAAATAGACGAAGCTCATTCGGCAACCATGAGAAATAGAATTATAGAAAATTATAGGGAAACTATAACACAAAGGCCTCGTTCTCCGTTGGTTCCTTTGATTTGCGTAGGTCAACGTGTCCATGAAGATGATATTATTAATTTCATGTTATCGGGCAATGATACTAGAAAATGGAAAACAGTTATCCTTAAAGCTATCGATGATGCCGGTAATGCATTATATCCAGAGGTGAATTCACTTGCCCAGCTTCGAGAAATGCAAGAGAAAAGTCCGTATGTATTTTCAAGTCAATTCCAGCAAAATCCTATTCCAGCGGGAGGTTCAATATTTAAACCTGATTGGTTTGTTACCTTAGATTTTGAGCCCGAAATCCTAATGACCTTTATAACAGCCGACACTGCAGAGACAAACAAGTCCTACAATGATGCTACTGTATTTTGCTTTTGGGGTCTGTACGAAATTGAAACGATGGGGCGAAAAACTGGAGAATTTGGTCTTCATTGGTTAGATTGTATGGAAATCAGAATTGAACCAAAAGATTTGAAAGACAATTTTTTAGATTTCTGGCAGGATTGTATGAGGCACAAAATCCCACCATTAATGGCAGCCATTGAAAAGAAAAGCACTGGAACGACATTAGTATCCGTGCTTCAAGAGTTGCGAGGCATCCAAATTAGAGGAATTGAGCGTAATAGAGCAAGTGGAAGCAAAACACAAAGGCTTCTAGAATGCCAACCCTATGTCGCTTCTAAACGAATTTCTTTTACTGAAGGTGCTAAACATAAAGAAATGTGCATTGAACATATGTTAAAGTTAACGTCAAATGAATCACATCGACATGACGATATTGGCGACTGCCTTGCAGATGCAATAAAAATTGCTTTAATTGATAAAACTCTCACGTATAATACTAAACAAGACGCGCAAAAAGCTGCTACTATAATGCAATCACGGAAATTTGCCTTGGACGCTAAAAAGGGATTTTTATATGGCAGTCAAACAGACGGCTATCGATAGCCTAGAAAGAGTTAAAAAGAACGTATCAAAATCTTACATGTATTTCAAAGACAATTATGATAGATATCATGATTATCGAAAATACGTATTTAAAGAAACTATCAATCAACAACAACGAGCCATGCTACAAAGGCTCCATAGACCCATTATAGAGTTCAATATTCTTGATGCGTATATTTCTAGGCTATTAGGTGAGTTCTCTAAGCATGAGCCATCTATTGAGGTTTCACCGGCAGAAGGCGTGCCAGTTGACCAGGCGGTTCTAGATATTGTTGAAGGTCATTTACGCCATATTCTTCACACAGCCAATAAAGATAATTTTTCATACAATGTATATCAAGATATTTTATCTGGTGGATTTTCTGTTGCTAAGGTTTGGACTGACTATGCTAGTCCAATGAGTTTTGACCAGCAAATCTATTTGTCTCGAGCGTTTGACCCGACATTATGTGGATTTGACCCTATGGCGAGGGCTCGTCACAAGGGTGATGGTCAGTATAGTTTTGAAATTTACCCAATGACAGAAGAGGATTTCTTAAAAGAGTTTCCTCATGTTGATATATCAAAGCTTTCATTTACGCGGGCATTGAATGATGCTGGTTATTTAGACAGTTTTAATTGGTCATACAAAGACAATCAAAACAATAAAATTGTTCTTGTGGCTGATTATTATGAAAAGAAAAAGAAAAAGACAAAGATTGTGAAGCTTGCAGATGGTCGTGTAATGACCATGAAGAATTATGAGAAGATGCAGGCGTACTGGGAGCAAGAGCAATTTATAGAGCAAATCCCAGTTATTGTAGGTGAGCCAAGATGGACGGAATTGGAGACGGTTTGTTGTTATAAACTAATTGAGCATGAAGTTCTGGAGTATACGGAAACTGACTATACTTATTTGCCCCATATTTTTGTTGATGGGAATTCCATTGACTTGACAATTGGCAATACTAATACCACTTATCAAATGACAAAGCCCTATGTTTATCATGCAAAGGGTGTTCAAGATTTAAAGAACTTTGCGGGTATAGCGCTGGCTAATTATCTTGAAAACATGATTCAGCACAAGTTTATTATCAAGAAAGAAGCGATACCGCAAGAGCAAGATTATGTTGAGGCCTTGAATGACATACAACAAGCTAATACTGTTGTTGTTAATGCTTTTAGTGAGAATAATCCTGAGTTGGCTATTCCCGATCCAATACGAGAAGTTCAAAATTTACCAGCCCCCCCCGAGGTTATGGGTGCATTCCAAATTACAGATCCGACCACGCAAACAATCTTAGGAAGTTTTGCTAGTAATCTGGGTAAGAATGATAATGACTTATCAGGCAAGGCTGTTATTGAATCAGCTACAGTTGGTAATGCTGCCTCTATGCCTTATATAGTGGGCTATCTGTCAGCACTAACGCAAATTGGTAACATTGTTGTTGACTTGATGCCCAAGTACATTGTTGGTAAAAGAACCATACCGGTTGTTGCAAAAGATGGCAAAAAGAGTTATCGTGGTGTTAATACTCAAGGTAATCCAAAGTTAGATTATCAAGAGCGTGCTATAAAGGTTAACATTGATGCAGGCGTGAACTTTCAAGTTCAGAAAACACAAGCTATGGAGCAGATTGTTGCGTTGATGGGGGCGAGCCAAGAGTTCAGTCAGTTCATGAATTCTCCTCAAGGATTGGAGATATTAGTCGACAATCTAACGGTGTATGGTAGTGATAGGTTGAAGGAAGCGGTACCGCAATGGATTGCATCTCAACAACAGCAACAACAGCAAGCAATGGCCATGCAGCAACAAGCCATGCAAAGTGACCCTCGTATGCTTAAAGCCAAGACTGAAATGCAAAAAGTTCAGTTAGAAGCACAGCAACAGCAGCTCGATCAACAACAACAACAAATTGAAAATCAATTCGAAATAGCTAAATTATCTACGGAAAAGATTCTGGCAGATGCTAAGCTCATGGAGTCTGAGGCCAAAATAACACAATCACAAATTGATTCAGCAGTACGTTTAGAGGAGTCGCAAACCAGCCTTGAACGTCATGCCTTGGATGCGGCAGCTAAAATGGCTGAGGTGAAAGGCCGTGAGCATGAAATGCATATTAAGACCCATACTGCGATGTTGAATGAAGAAAAGTTAAAACATGAGATAAGGAGTTCTCAGCATGACGAAACCAAAGTACGAGATAACGATTAACATGTTAGATACGCCAGGTGAAGTAAGAAAACTTGAGCGAGATGGTCACAATAGACATACGATTCATGAAGCTTTGTTTAAGCATACTAGAGATGCAACGAATCAAGAGCGTACAAAAATGTTTGAAAAATTCTATGATAGACGAGACTAGAGTGTATGAAAGGCTTATGCGCTCCTTGGTATGGTTACGAAGATGGAGAAGAAGTATGGCAAATTGGATCGCCAAAGCAGTCGGAAAAAACCCAGGGAAATTGCATCGAGAACTCGGAGTCAAAGCCGGTGAAAAAATACCAGCAAAAAAATTGGCCAACGCAGCAAAGAGTAAGTCACCAACTATTAGGAAAGAAGTAGTTTTAGCCAAAACTCTTAAAAGTCTTAAGAAGAAATAAGGGGAATTAAATGTCATTTGTATTAGATTTCATTACAAAAAAAGCGTTATCAGTGCTAGAAGAAGAGTTAATTGCTCATGAACCAGCGATGCAAGCAGTGATTTTGGCTGAGTTACAATCAATAGGCTCAAGCTTTTTGACAAGCATTGAAGAGAAAATAGCTTCACTAGAGGCTAAAGCTAAAGCAGGTTAAGGGGTATAATGTGGCCAAGGAAGGTAAAACCAAAAAGATATTTTTATCTTTCAATCCTGGAAAGAAACCACCTCAACATGTCAATTATGATTTATTAGATGCGCAGTTAAGAAACAAGTTACCTAATGAATTTCGTAATACATGTTTGCCTGATTGTAATTCCTACAATAGGTATTTTGGTGATTCATATTGTGGATTGTATTCTGATGAAGGGAGATAGGGATGCCATTAGCTAAAGGTAAAAATAATAAAATTATAAGTAAAAACATTAAAGAGCTAGAGTCAACGGGAAAATACCCGCATCGACAAGCAATAGCAATTGCTTTATCTGAAGCGGGTAAATCTAAACCTAAAAAGAAGAGGAAATAATCATGGCAAAGGAAATGCGTTCAAAGAAAGAAGTTAAAAAACCGAAGAAAGAAAAGCATATGGATGTAAAGCAAGATATGAAGATGATTAAATCTAAGGTAAAAGCTAAATGCATGAAGTAATTGTTTCACCAGAAACATATTGTTAACAAATAATGAACATTGTATGATATAAGCATCACGTAGCCAAACGATAACCTGGCCGAGTCTTTGCGCGTAAGCATTGTTTTATCACGGTGACACCGATTAAACGTCAGATTGAAGGAATAAGATGACAGAACAAGATTTAGAGATTGTAAATCAGGAAGTAGAAGCTCCTGCTGAAGAAGCTCAAAATGCGGAACCGGAAAATGATGCTGGCCCTTTGTCGAGAGACATTGTGTCAAAGATAGTTGACAGGGAACGTAAGAAGGCTTTTGAAAAAGGAAAACAGGAGGCATTAATGGAATTACAGCAACAGCAAGGTCAACAGGCGCCACAAGAGCAAGCACCTGCTCAGGTACAGCAGGGTCAAACTTCTTTAGGTGGAATGCAGCAATTTGCTCCTGGTGAGCTTGATAAGATGTTAGCTGAGCGCGTGCCTCAAATTCTACAAGATCATGTTCAGAAGTTTAAGCAAGAGCAGATGGTTGAATCATTTGCATCTAAGATGAAAGCTGCTGAAGATAAGTATCCTGGTTTAGAAGCCGAGTTGAATAGTCTTAATTACAACGATCCCAGAATGATTCGATTCATTGAGATGGCAAACACAGTGGATAATACCGGAGATATAATGAAAGAGGTCTTGGACCATCCGGCGAAGCTCACAGAGCTTTTATCTAATGTTGCTGACCAGCCCTATATTGCACAAAAGCAGTTAATGAAATTGAGTCAATCTATTAAGACCAATCAACAGGCTTTGGCTGAAGAAGCACAGGCTCGAGATCCAATGTCACAACTTAAACCTTCGCAAAATGCCGGAATGGATAACGGTGCGGCGTCGGTGGCTGACTTTAGAAAAATGTTTAGATAGACCACTAACGTAGTATTGCCCATTCCGAAACTTACATTTTCGGAGCGATAAAATGGCTACTACACCAGTTAATATTTTACAAACAGTACAAACTTATCAAAAAGCTGAGCTTGCTTGGTTATTAAACTCATTTGTTGGTATTTCAATGTCCAACAAAAAGTTCAAAGATTTTAACGACCTTACTGCTAACTTAGGTGATACAGTAACGTTTGATACTACGCCACGTTATATTTCTTACGCTGGTTTGGTTATTACCGAGCAACCATCTGTACAACGTGTACAGTCATTAATTTGTTCACAAGCTGCAAACGTTTCTGCTGCATACACAGACCAACAATTCATATTTAACGTACGTGAGTACATGGATAGATTTGGTATGGCTGCAATGAAAGAGTTAGGTACATTGATTGAATCAGATATTTTAAAGAACTTTGTATCTGGCGTAACAATTAATAATCCACAAGATTCTAATTTTGGCAGTTTGCAATATCAATCTGGTCCTTTCCGTTTTTATGGTGACGGTGTTACACCAATTAATAGCTTTACGCAATTAGCGCAATCAGTTGCTAACTTTGAAGATTTCGGTGCTGCCACTCATAAAATGATGGCTATATTACCTGTTGCTAACATTCCTGCAATTGTTGGAACTGGTTTGAACCAATTTGCAATGAATCGTAACAATGAAACAGCAATGTCATGGGAATTAGGACGTTTTGCGAATACTGATTGGTATGAGTCTAACTTATTACCAACTCATGTATCTGGAGCAATTGCAAATGCTGCTGCGCCAAATAATGTGATGACAGTTGTAAGTGTTAACGATCCAACAGGTGTTAACGTTACAAGCATCACGTTCACAGAGCCAACCAACAGTACAAATCCTAATGCTGTATTAGCTGGTGATTTGTTCCAGTTTAATGATGGTGTTTCTGGCCAGCCAAACATGAGATTCTTGACCTTTATTGGCCATCAAGTTTGTCAACAACCTGTTCAATTCCGTGCGATTGCTAATGCTGGCACTGTGGGCGGTTCTGTTACAGTTCAATTACAAACAATTAATAGCGTCGGTTTAGTTTGGGCTCAAAATCAAAATCAAAACATTAACAACACGATTGTCGCTGGAATGACAGTAACACCTATTCCTTCTCATCGTGCTGGTATTTTGATGTCTGGTGATCAGTTCTATTTGGCAATGCCAAGACTACCTGATGAATCTCCTTTCACCACTGTTAACATGACCGACCCTGATTCAGGCGCATCTATACGCCACTACTACGGAAGTCAGTTCGGTCTAAACAATCGCGCTTACGTGAGAGATGCAATATGGGGAAGTAGTATGGTGGCTGAGAACTGCTTGCGATATATTTTTCCCATGTAACTATATTTAGGGCACATTTATTGTGCCCCTTCTCAACTTAAAAGGAATTTATCATGAGTGAAATTCAAACTGGAACATCAAAACAATATGGCCAAGTACCATTTTTCTACATTAACGGTCTTGGATTGAGTAATGATGCAACCACACCAAACAGCATTATTGATGTAAGCGTTGGAACATGTCTTGATTCAACATTGACATATCAAATGCAATTAACAAGTGCCGCTACTGTAAGCAGTGCGTTTACTGGTTTAGGTGGATTAGATACCGGAACTGTAGCAGCAAGCACTGTTTATGCTGTTTACTTAGTAAGTGACCCTGTTGATGCAAATCTTCCTGGATGTATTCTTTCTACATCATTAACTGGACCTTTGATGCCTTTTGGTTATAGTGCTTGGGCATTAATTGGTTATGTAGTTACTGACGCTAGCTCGCACTTCTTAAAGGGATACTGGTCAGCAGGCGATAGCGCTCGTCGCACATTCATGTATGACACTCCACAAGCAACATCAGTAACAGCAGGCCATGGAACAACGGCGACAGCTGTAAGTCTAGCTGCTTTTGTTCCAGGTGGTTCAAAACGTTTAGTGTATATCAATACATCATATACACCTGCTACTGCTGGTAATACATTGAAATTACAACCTGCAAGCGGAACTGGGTATCCAGTTGTTGTGACAGGCCCAGTAACTAGTGGCGTTTTTACTTCCACCAGTTACTTGTTTGATGATATTAATACTGGTATCACAGGAAGCCCTCCAGAAATCAATTATATCCTTGCAAGTGGTAGCGATGCCGTTGCAATTAACGTTCAAGGATATGATTTCAACCTATAATAACAAGGAGTAAACCAGGATGGCTTACACCGCGTTACAATTAATTAATCGTGCCTACTATCTCTCGCAGATAGTGGCACGAGATTTACAAGTAGTAAGTGGCTCTCAAGTAGAGGACGGCCTATATTTACTCAATGCTTTGCTTGATGTAAAGGGGTCAGACTTACGCCTAATTCCATATTTTCAATATTACCCATTAACTGCCGTAGCAAATCAAGAAAAGTATTTTGTTCCTAATTTGCTCTATGTTGACTCAATGACATTTAACATTGGTCCAGTACGATATTCAATGCGTGAATTAACACGTAAAGAATATTTTGCATCAGCACGGGTTGATAATATTGCTAACCTTCCTTTTAGCTATCGTGTTGAGCGATGCTTAAATGGCGCAGACATTTATCTTTACTTCCTACCAGGTGGAAACTATCCCGTTAATATTTGGGGCAAGTTTGGACTTACTGATGTTACGTTGGGAACCGATTTATCTACTATTTACGATACTTTTTACATTGAGTATCTACGCTATGCCCTTGCTGAGTATCTCACATGTGAATGGGGCGTAACCTTCCCTGATGAGGCTAAAGCTAAGTTTGCTGAGATTAGGAAAAAGCTTATGGATATTAGTCCTGCTGACTTAAGTATTCAGAAGACTTCATTTTTCTCCGGGCGCCCTGGACTTGATTGGGCCACGGTAAATTTATCGCAAGGATGGTGGCCGTTTTAATGAATATAATGATATGGTGGCCAAATGCCCGCACCTAATGCACAAATGCAAGTCGAAGAAGTACCACTTAAACTCGTTGGTGGCACGCACTTCGGACGTTACCCAAAGATTTCCCTTGAACAGACTTGGAATTTCATTGTCAGTGATAATTGGTTGGTTCCATATGCTGGTTATAAGAACGTATTAACATTGTCACCAAATGTACCAGGTAGAGGTATATTTAGTTCGTATGTTGGCAATCTAATGGTCTGTGTTATTGGTACATTTGCATATAAAATAACCAATGGCCCAAACAATACATTGCAATACAGGCTGATTGGTAATTTATATACCAACTCAGGTGATGTATACATTGCGGAAAACAATAATAAGCAAATATGTATAACTGATAACCTTTATTTGTATGTGTACAACTGGGGTGACAATTCGTTTAAGACATCAAATCCTGCTTCTGCCCCTGATAACTTTAGTTTTCCATTTCAAAATCCTGGGTACATATCTTTCCAAAACGGAAGAATTATTATTGCATCTGGTGGTACAACGAACTGGGTATTATCAGGCGCTAATGACGCATTGTCTTGGTCGGCTACGGGTCCTTTTGTAGGTGCTATACAATCTAAACCCGACTTTGTTCAGGCTGCTGTTCCTGTTCCTGCTGCTGGTAATAATTTACTGGTGTTTGGTCGCAATGTGACTGAACTATGGGTTGATGTTGGTAATCCTAATTTTCCTTATCAAAAGAACACATCACAAAATATTGATTATGGTTGCATCAATCCTGCGACGATTGCTCATTTAAGAAACCATGTTGTATGGATTGGTGTAAATGAACAGTCTGGTCCGGTGGTGATGTATACGTCTGGAACAGAGATAGAGCAGATATCTACTGATGGTATTGACTATCAGTTAGGTAATCTATCTAATCCTTTTAATTGCACTGGGTTTTTATATCAACAAGATGGTCACCTTTTATATCAGTTTACTTTTCCTGATGACAATATCTCTTACGCTTACGATTTTGAGACCAAGTTATTTTTCAATGTCTCAGATGAGAATCTTAATTATCACATTGCTCGTGAAATTGTATATTTTAATAACACTTATTATTTTGTATCGCTAAATGGCGGTAACATTTATGAGTTTGATACATTATTTTCTGCCGCAGAATATTCTGAGGACAACATCAAGTTAATACCCAGAATTAGAATTACTGAGCCGGCAAGGCTTCCCAACCAGCGTTATTTTGTTGTGAGAAGTTTGTCATTTACTATGGAGCAGGGTCAGCCAAATGAGATCACTGTTGTAAATCAAATGCAAGGTCAAAATGTTTTAGGGGCTGACTCAGATACAACGACATTAATTATAACTTGTGAAAATGGTGATCAGATAGGGTTAGATGGGCAAAGTGAAGTAATTACGTCAACTTCTTACTTTCCTTCAGAGGCGATATATTTATCAATATCCAGAGATGGTGGAGAAAACTTTGGTAATCAGTTAGAGATACCGATGAATCCTACAGGTGTACGCAAGAGCAGGGTTATTTTCCAGAGACTTGGGATGGCTAATGATACGACTTATAAGCTGATTTTTACTGGTTATAGTAGATTTTTGATTCAAGATGGCATTTTGGAGTTGGCACAATGAGTGATATCCCGGCATATAATCCAAATATTCGGATTCCCAATCTTCCTGTTGGGAGAATTGTTGATGAGAATGGGTATCCCACGGTTGAAGAGCAGACATTTCGTCAGACATTATTGACATTATTGCAGAATAATTTAGGTGATATGGGTACGGTAGTTACTAGTTTAAGCCAAGATAATATCAACCGAATTGTAAACAATACACAATCCATGGATGTTCCTGGTAATTCACCTATTTTGACTTATACGTGTCCATTTGGTACGTTATTTTACAACATTGATGCGCCATCTATGAGTAATCCGGGTGGTTATGGTCTGCAAGTTACGGTTAACAATGGCAGTAACATTCCCGTACTGAAAACTGTTACAATTACATAATCACGAAATAAAAGGAATTATTATGGGCGAGCAAGGTGGTTTCGATCCTGCAACTTTAAATTGGTTGCGAAGCATGGGATTGTTTGGGGGATTAGGAGGTGCTGCTGGAGGATTGGCTAGTTTATTTGGTGGCGGGAAGAATCCTGCTGATGCTGCAAATGGACAGCTCGATCAAATACCTGGCCAGGTTAGTCCATACTACAAGCCATATCAACAAGGCGGTCTTGATGCGTATAACAAGCTTCAAGGTGAGTACGGTAATTTATTGGGTAATACCGGTGATGTATATAACCGATTAGCCGGTGGTTACCAAGAGTCTCCTGGATATCAATTTAAGCTCAAACAAGGTCTCCAATCTGGTACGAACGCAGCGGCAGCTGGTGGCGTTCTTGGTACGCCTTATCATCAAGAAGAAGCCCAGCAATATGGTCAAGGACTGGCTAATCAAGACTTTGAGCAATACCTCAATCATCAACTTGGGTTATATGGTCAGGGACTTGAAGGACTCGGGCATCAAAGTGATCAAGGTTTCCAAGCAAACACTGATTACGGTAATTTATTAGCGCAATTAGGCAATGCCAAGGCTGGCTATGGATATGCTGGTCAAGCTGGAAAAAATGCAGGCAGAAGCAGTGGACTTGGTAGTTTGTTTAGTGGATTGGGAATGGTTGGTGGTTCGTTGTTTGGTGGTCCGGTGGGCGGAGCTGCTGGTGGCTACGTAGGGCATTTATTCGGAGGTTAAATCATGGCTATTGGCGTGAATATACAAGGTCCTGCATTTAAGCTATCTCCTGAAGAAGCTACAGGGCAACCTAACTATTATGATGCGATTATGAAGGGTATTGGTGGCGCGCAAAGTATGCGCGAATCTGCTGCTAATTTGATTGGTAAACATTTAGCAAATAAACATGCTCAATTGGAATTGGCTAATGCTCCGTTGAATAGGCAATTATTGCAGGCCAAAATAAGTAGCGCGTTGGCATCTGGGCAATTATCTAAAACTAAAGCAGATTTATATTCTCAAGTATTGAATCAACCTTCATCAAATGGTGGTCAATATCAAAATGAAGAGGGTTTTCAATATCAACCTGGTGAGGGCGGAGCACCTTATTTAGGCATGAATCAACAAAATCAAGTCAATCAATCGAGTCCCATGGATTATAAGCAAGCTCTAACAAGACATTTGTTGGGGCTTCCTGCAGAGTTGCCAAATGAAAAAATGCAACGTGAAATTGGAACGTCTAATATTAAAGAGCAAAACAAAGTTGATATTAAACGAGCACAAGAATTGCGTGAATCAGGGAAAGAGTTGTCATTGGCTGGTGTTGATATCAATGGAATTCATGATATTTTAACTGGTCCAGATAGCTTAGGTACTGGTATTACTAAGTCATTGATCGGAAAAGCCGGATTTGGCAGTGAAAAATTAGGTGAATTTAATGAGCGAGCACTAAGGCTTCAAGCGCAAATGGCCCGAGCTTTAAGTGATCGCGGTGGTCAAGGTGCAGCAAATATAGTTGCGAGTGGTAAGCCTAGTAGCTGGAAGAGTACAAGTGAAAACCTTGGTATTACGAATGCGTATGCAGAAAGAATCAAAAATGAATTTGATTTATTAAACCAAGAATATAGAAATATTACAGGAAAAGATTTGCCTTATTCTCTTCCACAGTATGTTCATAATATTGGTCGCAAGATCGATAAAAATATGTTTAAGCCAAAAACAAATCTTACGACAAAAGAAGAATTTCATGCTTATATGGAATCATTGACGCCCGAACAAAGAAGATTGGCAACAGAATATTATAGGAGCAAAAGAAAATGAGTTATATCCCATCTGACGAAGATTTAAGTCAATACGAATATGATGAGCCTTCTTTTGGTCGAAAAGCGATAGATTATGAAAAAGGGTATGGCGCACAACTTCTTCAGTCAGGTGAAAATGCAGCAAGATTTATAGGTAATTTGCCATCCAAGGCTTATGAAGCTATTACAGATAAATCTTTATATAATATTCCAGAATATGATTTCACAAAATTCATTCCCCAATCAGAAGCAGGACAAACTGGAAAACATGTTGGTGAGAATGTAGCCGATATTGCTTCATTATTAATTCCTGGAAAATTAGGATTAAAGGGACTTAGAGCAGCCTTAAGATATCATCCTTTAACAAAAGGACAACTTGGTCGGCAAATACAAGGGCCTTTAGATATTCTTGAGCAAGGAGGATCTCGATCTCCTCTCGGATATCGCCAATTACAGGAAATAAATGATTTATTATCACACCCTGCTTTAGAATCAGGTGGAAGAGCAGGTCGAGCATTAACTTCTCAAGGCAGAAATGCAATTCTGGATGTAGCTGCCGAAGGCAGACCTTCTGGTTTACATTCGGCTCAATCTCTTCTTGGTGATTTAGAGCGCGTGCTTCCACAGGGTGGTGAAGCATTACTTTCAACTACACGCGTTAGACCACTTAAAGAACAATTGCTAGAAGCAATAAAAAAAGGAGCTGGTGAGGTAGGTTTAGAAAAAGAAGCAGATAAATATTTAAAAGCTAGAGAAGCTGCTAGAAGATATTACCGTACGAGAAAAGCAATTAAAAAAATATCTAAACCATTAGGTATTGCTGCTTTATTAAAAACAGGGATTACGGGAATAAAGAATTTACCTTAATCTTCAAAAGCAATATTCCATAAAACCACGCTTATGATTAGCCAGAACAAAAACCACATATTCATCCCCATCATTTAATATGCTCAAATAATATCATAGTGATGATTTATTGTAAATGTGCAATTAAATATTAAATAAGTCATTCCTTTTCTACGAAATTTATCGTAAGGTCATTCTTTGGTTAATGTTTAAGGATGAACTTTGTGAACGAGATAGTATTGGTGAGAGGTAATGAAATATTTACTACTTCATTAGCGATTAGTGAAGGTGTAAAAATAGAACATGATAACGTCGTTAAGTTGATCAAACGATATTCTTATATTGATATTCTTTCTGTGTTTGAAACACGGGATCATAAGACGAAAGGAAGGCCACTAAGTGTTATTTATTTAACTGAATTGCAGGCTACTTTTCTTATCACATTAATGAAGAATTCAGAGAAAGTGATCGAATTTAAATCCTCATTAACTAAAGCATTCTTTAAGCAACGAAAAATACTTCAACAAATTTTAACTCAACAACATAATGCAGATTGGTTATTGCATAGAAATGACACAAAAATAATGCGAAGGGAATGCACAGATAAAATTCAAGAGTTTATTCAATATGCTATATCTCAAGGAAGTAAATCCGCCGAAAAGTATTACATGAGTCTAAGCAGAATGGAATTAACGGGGTTATTTTTACTTGAACAAAAGTATCCTAATGCTCGTGACGTCATGAATTTTAAACAATTGAATTTAATTGAAATGGCTGATGAGGCAATTGCAATCTCATTAGAAGAATCAATGAAGATAGGATTGCCTTACAAAGAGTGCTATCAAAAAGCCAAAGAAAAGATAGAATTACTTGCTAAAATTTTTCCAAAATCACCTTTACCCACTCTTTTAGAAGAAACAAAGTCAAAGCATGTTGAAAAGCTAGCCGAATAGCGTAAAATAGATTTATTCAATATTGATAGCTACGGACAGTAATCAATGCCATTGCCTTCGAACTACTTAATCGCTAGCCCACCGCTCGAATATACATTTTTAACAAATGTTTCTGGCGAACCTTTGTCTGGTGGTAAGGTATATTTCTATAGTGACCCACAATTTTCAGTACCTAAGCCCGTATATCAGCAAACAAATAATATTCAAAATGGTGAGCTACAGTACACACCATTGCGTAATCCACTTATATTAAGCAGCATTGGTACATTTGTAGACGATTCGGGTAATAACCTTACAGTTTTCTACTGGCCTTATGAAGGAACTCCTGATAGTTCTGGCAATCCTCCGGACCCAGAAAATCTTGTTGAGCAGTTATATTTCATACAAGTAAGCGATTCAAATGATGCGTTGCAGTTTTCATTGGAATACTGGCCACCAAATGTTGTTTCTCAGGGTGAAATAGCCACAAACTTAGTTACCTTAAACAATATCCTAACTAATCAACAATTCTCTGAAGTTAATTTTCCATCTGTTGTAGCTACTGCATATAGTGTTACAGGTACGATGACATTAGATGTTGCGCCAGGATGGTATATTGACAGCACTGGAACAGGGACAATTACCGTTCAACAAATTCCTTTGTCTGTTTCTTTTGAGACAGAGGCGCCTTATGCGTTGCAGATTCAATTAACTGTTGGTTTAACTGCGACTTTGAATCAAAAGATTAATCAAAGTCCAAGAATGTTTGCCGATAAAGTATTGTATGGATACTTTCAGGCTGCTTGCACAAGCGGTCAAGAAGTTCAGCTGACGTTGAATTATATTCCGTCTAATGGTGCGATTGCAGCCACACAAATTTGTCAAGATACAACGACTAATGATGGTCAATTTAAGGCAATTAAAGGTCCATCTCAAACAGCAATACCTTATAATCCTGATGCTGCTCCTGGTGGCTATGTCATCATTTCACTGGAGCTGGCGGGCAATACAACAATCCAAGTTACCAGTTTTCAGGTTGTTGGTATAGAAAATGAAACGATTATTCCCCAATACATTGAGACGTCAATACCTCAGCAGCAATCAGAATTGTTTTGGTACTGGCAGCCAAAGTTAAATTATAAGCCCATACCAAGCTATTTAGTTGGATGGGACTTTCCTTTAAATCCAGCTCAATTTGGTGGTGGTACATCAACACCTGTTGCTGTAGGTGCTTTAACTGGCAACAATGCATCGGCTTATATTTGGGACCAAACAATATTGTTTCAAAATGTTAGTAATGCCATCAGTTATTTTAGAAGTGCCACAACGAATGGTCTATCAATAAGCACTACGGGTGATACATCATTTGCATTGGTACAATATCTAGATGCTGCACAAGCTCGTGAAATATTATCGCAACGAAATGCGATTGCAATTAAAGGCGCGGTAAGCACAGGAACATTGACAGGTACTGTCAGTTTATATTGGACCACGGCAGCATTTCCTACAATTACGGCAACAAATAACTATTCTCTTGTACAAACTATTGATGGCACAACGAGTGTTCCAACGGTTCCTACAACGGCTGGTAATTGGGGTGCATGGACAAAGGTTCCGAATAAGATTTTAAAAGATTATGGTCAAATCACATTAACCACAACGAATGCTGAATATGATTTCATTGAATTTGACGCGACAGCAAGTGCTGCTCCTACGACAGCAACTGGATTTGCAATTGTTGTATCTTTTGGTTCTCTTACATCTGCACAAATTGCAACTTTTGATTATATCTCCCTGGTTGGTGGGGACATTGCCACACGGCCTGCTCCCCAAACTCCAGATGAAGTATTGAGAGAGTGTCAATACTATTGGGAGAAAAGTTACAATCCAAGTGTTTTAGCTGGAACTGCTTCAAGTACTGGAGGAGCGCTTTTTTATACTCAAGCAGCCTATGGATATGTTAGCAGCGGAAATCAAAGTAGATTCTGTTATTCCTCATTTGTGGTTCCATATAATACCTGCAAGCGCTCGTCTATACCCGTAAACACTATATACTCACCAAATACTGGAACAGTTGCTATGGTCCATGCATTTGCTACTGATGGCGTTCAAACGCCTACAAATGGGGATATCGGGGTAGGAGCATGGACGCAAATTCAGGGTAATAAAGCTATTGGTTTTCAAGTTACAGGTGCATCAACATTTGGTTCAGGGACAGGCGCTTCAAACCAAGCTACCGCATATGTCTCATTGCAATTTACTGCCGATGCCAGAATCGGAATAGTTTAAAAGGAGTTAAAATGTCAACGAAATTCTTGATGATTAGAGACCTTTCAGGAACAAATGGTTTTGGAATTTCTCCTACATATGATGTTAAGGCATCTTCATTGGCTGTCAATACGGCTCAATCAATAACGGTTCCAAGCAATTATAAAAACTGGATTGCAATATTTAGTTATTCTCCTGGTGCTAATGTGTGGGTTAGATTTGATGGTGGTACGGCGGCTGTTGCGTCTGGTTCATTTGCGAGTGTTAGCTCTGTATTGAATCCAGCTGGACGAGCTGTTAGTGCAGGTCAAGTAATTAGTTTTATTACGGCTGACGCAACAAATCCATACGTTTGCGTTGAATTCCAAATTGTTCAACCTTATACGAATTAAATTATGGCTATATTTAATGTTCCATTAGGTATAAATTTAACGGATAATGATCCAATTAATGTTTCGCCATTTGGATTTGGACCAGCAAATGAGACAAGTTTTATTCCCCCAACATCTTTTTTTATTATTACTGAAGACGGGAAATTTATACTAACGGAAGATAACAAATTCATGATCACGGAGTGATTTAAATGGCAGATGAAAAGTTTAGTCAGTTTGTTACTCAAGGCAGTATTAGTACTGGAAATACTTTAGTTGGACTGAGTAGTGGCATAAACGTTCAATTTAATCCTTTTGCTTTTGCAGACGATTTAACAATTTCTACTTTAACTGTGGGCCAGGGAAATTTCAAAGATTCATTTGGCACTAATGGTGCGTTTGGCTCCAGTGCATTAGGTTCAAATGTTTCTGGTTCAAATAATTCTGCTTTTGGATATGCATCTCTGTCAGCTGTATCAGCGGGTGGAGCGAATAGTGCATTTGGGTCCGGTTCAGGTCAATCAAATGATGGCATAAACAATGTTTATGTTGGGTTCAATAGCGGAGCTTTATTGGGAGTTACCGCGAATGGTGATAACAATGTATTCTTAGGGTCTTATTCTGGAAATGGCGGAGGAAATGTATCCGGATATGATATGCAAGCAGGATCTCACAATACTTTTGTAGGAGTCTTTGCGACTGGAAATAGCACTACTATCAACGGCTCTATTGCGATTGGATATTTTTCTGTTTCGGATGCCGCGACTGGAAGTACCTCTGGAACTTTCGGTCCAGGCATAGCATTTGGAGCATCTGGATTTCCAGTAGGTTTCAGAGGAGATGGAACAGCCATTCCTGCTGGTAGCCAACATTACTGGCGTATGAAGGTTAATGACACGTATTATCAAATTCCATTAATCACAGATGAAGCAGCTTTATTATGGCCTGCGAGCGGGACATTGGCAACAACGGCACAATTGCCTTCTTCAGGTTCTCCTTTAGCCGCTACTAGTGGCGGAACAGGTGTCAGTAATTCATTTAACTTAACAATTAATGCCGCATCCACAATTAACCAAAACGTTTCGACGAATGCTACTCCCACTTTCACAACCATTAAAACTACGCCAGTTGCATCTGCAGCATCAACATTAGTATTAGGAACCGCTTATCAAAACACATTAGGTTACGATGTTATATTAATTGCATATCTTGATATTGCATCAGCAACAGCAGCGGCAATCCTAAGTGGTGTTGGACCAACAAGCACACCTACACAGCAAACGGTTATTGCTTCAATTACTACGGCTACAGATGTATTTATTCCAGTTACTGTATATTTACCTAACAATTACTATGTTAATATAAGTACAACTGGTACAATTTCAGCATCGGTTTCAGGACAACAGGTTACGCCAGTTTAAAGGGATTTTTGAATGGCAATTATTGATATCAGTCAATTACCTCCAGCACCGGCTCTTACCGGCTCTGGAGTTCCGAAAGGTACAGATTTAATACCAGGTACTGATGTCACCGCTATTACGCCATCAACACCGACAGGCGTTACATATAAATACACACAAGCATCAATGCTTAATTTCTATTTATATGCACTCGGGTATTACGTATATCTTGCAACTCGGGTTGCCACAACAGGAAATCTAACCGCAATTTATTCCAATGGCACCGCAGGCGTTGGTGCGACCCTAACTAATTCAGGTGCTTTTGAGCCCATTACAATCGATTCTGTAGCTCTATCTCTAAATGATAGGGTCTTAGTATGGAGTCAATCTAACAACGTCCAAAACGGCTTATATTACGTTTCAACTGTAGGCGATAATGTTGCCGTTAATTGGGTATTAACACGTACCACGGATTTTAATACTACAGCACAAATAATCCAATTTGGGTTAGTGTTTGTCAATCAAGGCAGCACATATGCTGGGAGACTTTTTGAAGAAACGGCTGATACGCCTATTACAATCGGCACGAATGCCATTACCTTTGCTCTGTTTAGCTTTGCTACCCAGTCTAATTTTACTTGGAATGACATTACAGGTAGCTCTGCTGATATGGTTCCTAATAATGGCTATATTGCTGATTTTGGTTCTCTGGTAACATTGACACTTCCAACTTCCGCTGCTTTTGGCACAGAACTTGCGGTATGTGGGAAAGGTTCAGGTTTATTTACAGTGGTAACAAACGCAGGACAATCAATAGTCTTTGGTGAAGTGACAGCAACAACAAGCGTTGCTTCAATGTTGGCCTCTGATTCATTAAGATTAGTCTGTACCATTGCAAATACACAGTGGACTCTTACTGGCGGTCCGCAGGGAAGCTTTACTATAACTTAAACAATAAATACACGGAGTGTACAAATGGCGACCAATAATAGTTTAAATATAAACAGTTCAACCCCCCTAATACTTGCATGGGGCGGTACGAATGCAAATTTAACTGCATCTAACGGTGGTTTGGTTTATACCGACGCATCAAAAATGGCGATTTTGTCTGGAACTGCAACAGCCAATCAGATTCCTTTATCTGGTTCTAGTTCTGCACCAAGCTGGTCAACAGCAACATACTTATCTACATTAGTTGCTAATGAGCTTGTTTATGCATCAGCATCAAACACCATGGCACAGATTACAACTGCTAATAGCGCTGCATTAGTTACAAACTCTTCTGGTGTTCCTGCGTTCACGTCTTCAATGACAGATGGTCAATTGTTGATTGGTTCTACAGGTGCTACACCAGCAACTGCTACATTGACTGCAGGAACTGGTATCAGTATCACCAATGCCGCTGGAAGCATCACTATTACCAATACTGGCGCAATGATAACCTGGGCAAATATTACCGGTACAACACAAGCTGCCGCAGTAAATACAGGATATGTTGTTGGAAATGCCTCTCAAACAACAGTTACATTACCGGCTACTGCTGCTTTAGGTTCTATTGTAGAAATTGCTGGTAAAGGCGCTGCTGGATGGGTACTAGCTGCTAACACTGGACAAACAATTCAGTTAGGTTCTGTAGCTACAAGTACAGCGGGCACTGTTACATCTGCTAATCAGTATGACTGCATCCGTGTAGTATGTGTTACGGCAAATACCACCTGGGTTGCACTTTCTGCGTGGAGTAATGGTTTTACAACTACCTAATATATTGAACATACAGGTATGTTTATATGCAATAGCCTTCTGTTAAAGAGGCTATACATTGATAAATAGAAAACATAAAATAAATCAAGTGACGCTAAAAAAGGTAAAATACCTTAGAATTAAAGACTGAAAAAAGTCACGGAGCGAAACAAGTGAGCATAAATAATAGTTTGAATATAAATGCGTCATCACCTCTCATCCCCGCATGGGGTGGGACGGGTGTATCCAATGGCACTAATACGCTCACTATTGGTGCTAACTCTTTTATTAATCAAGATGTGAGGACAAGTGCGAGTCCACAGTTTGTAAATTTAACCCAAGGTTATTCTACTACTGCTACGGCTGGAACAACTACCACCTTAACTAATTCAAGTAATAATCAACAATATTTTACAGGTATTTTGACACAAACAGTTCAATTGCCAGTAACTTCTACATTAGTTTTAGGTCAGCAATATTTAATAGTTAATAATTCTACTGGAACAGTTACAGTTACTTCGTCTGGAGGCAGTACAATTCAGGCCCTCCCGACAAATACACAAATAATCGTTACTGTCATCGATACAACTTTAACGACAGCATCAGCATGGAATTCAGATTATTCATCAGATACTTTGGGTGTTGCGACATTAACTGGTACCTCGAATCAGGTTCTAGTAAATGGAGGGGTAGGTCCTGTAACAGGGGCTGTCACTCTTACTCTTCCTCAAAGCATTGGAACAGGAAGTTCACCTACTTTTTCTTCATTGACTTTGACTTCGCCATTATCTTTAGCAAATGGAGGGACGAGTGCAAGTATTACCACCGCAAATAATAGCATATTCGCTACTAATGGATCGGGTATTGTAGGTCTAACGACTTCATTGCCTTCCGCTGTTCAAGTTGGTGTAAATAGCTTAAATTCTGGCACAAGCGCTAGTTCCTCCACGTTTTGGAGGGGTGACGGAACATGGGCAACTCCGGCAGGTACAGGGGTTTCGAGTGTTTCTGGAACCACAAACCGAATAACCTCCACGGGCGGTACTACCCCGGTCATAGACATCTCAGCAAGTTATGTCGGTCAAGCATCTATAACAACCCTTGGAACAATAACAACCGGGGTTTGGAATGGTACGGCTATAGACTTGGCAAACTTCGTCACGGGGAATCTAGCAGTTACCCATCTGAATAGCGGAACAGGGGCTAGCAGCTCTACATTCTGGCGAGGTGATGGCACTTGGGCAGCTCCTAGCGGAAGCGGTACGGTTAATAGTGGTCTAATTAATCAACTAGCTTGGTACGCGGCAAATGGTACGGCTGTTTCAGGATTGAGTACGGCGGCTTCTGGCGTTTTAGTTACTTCGGCAGGTTCAGTTCCAAGTATAAGCACGACCCTACCGAACGGCCTAGCAATGGGTACTCCGGCTTCGTTGACTTTGACCAACGCAACTGGACTGCCTATTTCTGGAATCACAGGATTGGGAACCGGAGTTGCAACAGCTTTAGCCATAAATGTCGGCTCGGCAGGTGCTTTTATAACCTTTAACGGTGCGTTAGGAACTCCAAGTTCAGGTACTTTAACCAACTGTACGGGACTCATTCCTTCCACTGGCCTTGCCGCAACAGGAACGCCAAGCTCATCAACATACTTGCGAGGTGACAACACTTGGTCGACTATTTCAAGTGGCACCATTCCTTATACAGTGATCACGGGTTCGTCTCAAGCCATGAGTACCAATAATGGATACATTGCTAATAATGCATCTTTGGTTACTTTCACATTGCCAACAACCTCAGCGGTAGGAGATGTTTTATATGTTGGCGGAATTAATACTGGTGGATGGAGTCTTACGCAAGCAGCAGGACAAAGCGTTCAGATAGGCGCATCCACTTCAACAGTAGGGGTTACGGGTTCCGTTACTTCCCAAGCTGGAACGGATGGGGTGCAACTAGTTTGCGTGGTTGCGAATACCAAGTGGGCGAATATAGCCGCACCTCAATCACTTAACTTGACCGTTGTTTAAGGGGATATCATGGCTAATGCAATTAATAAAGTTATAACCCCTACACCAACAGCTAATGCTGTTCCTCTATTTGATGCGAGCGCCAATTTATCTGGCAACAATGTTATAGGTGGATTTGCGACTACTGTAAGGTCTTTTAGTTCAAACTATACTTTGACCATAGCAAGTGCTGAGAATCAGCAATTTACTGGGTTAGCTGGCGCAGACCAAGTTCTATTGCCATTGACAACGACACTAGTGGCTGGAATTTCCTATACGATTATTAACAATAGCTCTGGTGCTTTGACTGTTAAAGATTCAACAAACACTAATATTATTTATTCAATCCCTGCTGCTTATGCGGTAACTTTTATTTGTGTTTTAAATTCAGGAGCAACCGCAGCCTCTTGGTATGTGGCACAGCCATTTAGGCCAGTAGTAGAAGGTACATTTGTACCTACTTTTACATTTTCAAACGTAGGAGATTTGTCTGTGGCCTATACGACTCAGACAGGATTCTATAGACAAATACCCACTCCAACTGGCTCACTTGTTTGGATGTATGGTATTTGCCAATTTACGCCAACATTTTCTACTTCTAGTGGACAGGCAAGATTAATGCTTACAACCCCACCTAATAATATTTCGCCATCCAATGGATATATACTTCTTGCTGATGCCGGAGGGGTAAACTTTGGAACAGGCAACACCTATTCCTTTCTACAGGGCGCAGGCTCAACTCCAATCTTTACGATATGTGCATGGGGTAGTAATAAGGCTCCGGGTTCTCTTAACTTAGCACCTGCAAATTTTACGACAGGTGCAGCTGTATCATTACAATGGGAAGGGTGGTATCGAAGTTATTAATGCATTTAACTAAAGGAGTAGTACATGACGTTAACAGTAGAAAAATTGCGTACTGATATAGCAGTTCTTGCTGGAAGAAGAGATCAAGCCCATCAAGATTACCATCAAGTAATTGGTGCGATTTCCGTATTAGAACAAATGATATATCGCATCGAAAATCCAGAAGCACCCAAGCCCGAAGGAGAGGAAAGTTTCGAGCTTGAACCTGTTCCTGAACATCACGAAGCTGCTTAATTCATAGATGGCGCAATGAGTTCATTTCTCTTGGAGCGATTGATATAATTGCAATCCCGGTATATCTACCAAACAATTATTATGCTTTGTTATCAACCTCTGGCACGATAA